TGAATAGGCCAGAATAATTTTCCTAGTGTCCTTGCAAAGCTACCTATCATGCCTAGACCTTTTTGTACACCATTAATTATGGGTTGTATTATTTTCTGTACTTTAGTGAACTTACCAGCCATCGCTCCACCCTTTTTCAGTACTGTCCCGAAGCTTTGCAATCTTGCCATGAACTTAGTAATAAAACCTTGAGCTTTATTCCATGCTTTTGTAGATTTGTCATCAAACCATGTACTTAGTTTTGAGAATCCGAAAAAGCTAAACATCTTAGAAAAACTATGTGCTAATCCTGATACGAATCCCATGATTGCGACTCCGAATGCTGTAACAGCACCCATTAGAATCACCCCGAATGATTTGACTGGGTTTTTAGCTATATTTTTTAATATATTTCCACCGCCGGCTACTAAATCTTTCGCTCTTTGTTTCATCATTGAAGCCTTTTCTTTCGCTTTTTCCCACTTAAACTTCATCTTCTCAAACGCGGCCGCTCTTTTTTCAGAATTGAATAAATTAAGACTAGTTATTAGTAATTTAGCCATAGTAGATTTAATAACTGCTGTTGCTGTGGCCATACCAGGTATTGATTCTAGTGGGCCGAGCATCAATTTAAACTTATCTAGATCCTTTCCTAAAGCATCTTTAGTGTTACCTAATATATTAGACTGCTTCTGAAGCTTCTCATAGTTATCTTTAAATCCTGCAGTGAACCTTTCAGCTAAAGTTTTAGTATTTTTCTCTCCGTCCTGTACTACCTCTTTGAGGCCTTTTACGACAGCACTAATTCCTGTTGGTTCGGTTGGGTTATTATTTTCTGCCACTTACTTTTCCTTAATTAGGGTTTTGATCGCCGTGTTCTTTTGCTGCTGAATTAACATACAGACCAAACCAAGCTGCTCCAGCACCGACTAAGATACTGATAAGTCCTGATTGTTCTATTGTTGGTTCTGCCAAGTCCATGAACCAGAATGTTGAGTAGTATAATAGATAAACATATACACCTAGAAATAATCTTGGTATTAATCTCCACGCATCAATCATCTTAGCAAAGAATATCCACTTCTGCCAAGGATTGGTTCTATCATTATTTGTTAATTCAAATATTTCTTGTTTCAGTTCACCTATTTCGGTGACCATTGACATAAACTTCTGTAAGTCTATTTCAACTTCATTTCGGGACATATCTCCCGAGAATTTATCTTGATCAGCCATTTTAATTACCTCGTTGTTTTGACTTTTTTTCCTCTTCTTCGAGATGTTTCATCAATAATGTAACATACACCTCTCTCTCCCATGGTACCATATTGTCTAGTTCTGTTAGACTCCAGTTATGATACTGCATCATCGCGAAATTTGTTTGCATATAATTATACAAGCTTTCGTGAGAGAGGCCTATCCGAAAAAATCAGAAACACCCTCTAATTCTCTTTCGTGATGTTTTTCACATTCATTACAATCATAAGATATGTTGTTAACAAGTCTAGGCATGTTTTCAAAGAAGCCTTGGATTCTTTCAAACTGTTCTGTACTTAAAGTTTCCATAAAGTCCATTAGTTCTTTCTTATTAAAGTCTTCCCTTGTATGAACTTCGTCACCATCATATATTGATTCAATACATGAAGTAATCATATCAAACATATCATTAGTATTTATCTCAGTTGTAGTAGGAGAAAATGATTTTAAGTTAGGTAATGATAAATTAATTCCTATTTCTTCTGTAAGTTTTATATTACTTGAAATATTTTCACCATCTTTAACATAACTCTCTCTTAAATCAACAGTAACAGGAATTTTTACTTCTTCTGAGCAATCACAATTTAATAATAAGTCTGCTGTTTCACCTGCTGATTTAATTCTAATTTGAACAAACAGCCATTCAATATCAGTAAACGATAGATGATCTAAATCTATTTCTTCCGCGTTATATGTACACGATTTAATTAAATCGAATAAAGAATTTTGTACTGTTTCTCCTTCTTCACTTTCTAGTGCTTGTAATAGAATTTTTTGTTCTTTGACTAAAAACGGTCTATAATCCGCTTTCTTTTTTGAAATGGGCAACTCAGTTGTATAACGAGCCGCCTCTAGTTTAGGTAATGCCATAATTTACTCCTCAATATAATATAGTATTTAGTTACCAAATAGTTTGTCGTTAAACTTACGCTTAACTCTTGAACCCAATTTTCTTTTGTATTTGTTAAATAAACCACCTAGTAATCCACCTGGTGAGTTTTCGAAACTTGAACTCCATGATCTGAAAGCTATTCCTGCTGTAAATGATTGATATCTCCAGTTGTAGAATCAAGTGTTTGTTCTTGAATGTTTTGTGGCCATGCATCATGTAACTCTACTTCATATACAGGTAAATCATCCATACCCATTTGAGTTATTCTAACAGATCCTGTATATTCATCTGGATATTGTAAACCATAACCTTCATCATATATCATTGATTGCCATAGTTCCATTTTTTGTTTATCTTCGAATGTATGATCACACATAAATGTCATAGTTACTAGACCACCACCATAGTCAACTTTGTTAGCATGTTTTGTCATTGGACCACCACCATACTCAGTTGTTTCAGCAAAGACTACTTGTTTTCCAGGCATTGTAATATTAGTACATCTCATACCTCTACTTCTAATACCTGAAGGTCCATGAATGGCAACCTCGTATCGATTAGTTCGTGTCATATTGTCTATGTGTGCAGACATGAATCTGTTTATATTCATTAGAATTTATTCCTACTTTCTTTCCATACCGTATCTTTACTAACTTTTCTAAATGATTCGGTCGGTAAGAATATTGCTATTTCCCAATCGGCCGGTTCAATCAATAATAATTTAGATTGAATATGATCAGATAGATAATGTTTAAAACATGGTTTAAAAAATCTGTGTTGTGTTGTTCCTTTTAATAATTGATATGTTAACTTAAATTTTGTTGTTCTATCATATTTATCGTTGTTTGTTATGTCCATTAGTGCATCTAAGAATTGAGCTCTAATATTAGGTGCGATATAATGTAGATTCATACCATGGAAACCATTTTTAGCGGGTTGAACAGGTATGCATAATGGAAATCTGTCATAATAGGGTAATGTTTGTTTTGTCTTAGGGTCATATTGGAAATTGTACATATTTCCATAAACTTGTCTTGATCTAGTAGGACCGTCTTTCATTAAAGCGGCACGGGAAACATTTGTAGAAGATACTCGGTCCTGAAACCAAGCCATAGAAGCTTTTGTCCTAGCTGATATTCCAGCTCTGAACGCTTCTTGTTCTAATTTATCAAATAATCTCCCTGCCATCCTTTTGTCCTTTTAGAAACTGTAACTCATGTGAACTGAAACGGCATCGCCGAAATCAACTTCACTATGTCTAACATTACTTTGTACTAATAGTCCTAATTTCATTGAGTCAGATAATGCATATTCAACATTGATAGCTTTATCTTTGACACCATCATAATCTCCATAGTGTAGTGTTACATCTGCGAAATTTATAAAAGGTAGATTTACATCTATATAATTATAATCAACAGACGAATCATCCATATCTCTTTGATGACCTACCGTGACAGGGCCGTAACCCAATTCTAAGTAGCTTTCTTCAAAGTTTCTATCGACATCATCTCCATCATATCTGTAAGATATATATCCTACATCTAGATTAAAGTCTCCTTTAGAAAACGCATAACCTCCATAAAGATCATATTCGATCTTGGTATCATCATTAAAGTCAACATTGGAAGCCCAAGCCCCCACATAAAAGCCTTTACCAACATCTTGCCAAGCTCCGATATTCAGTGCAGGTTTGCCATCAGTTTGTGACATACCTCTCCACATATAGTCGGATGAAACTCCTATTTCTCCTTCTAATGCGAAAGCTGGTCCAGATATTAACGCGGTTAAAGCCGTTAATAATACTAATATATTCTTCATACAATTACTCCTTATTAGTTTTTTAGCATAATTTACTTTCATAATATAGATAGTATTTATGTCAGTTAATAGATGTTTATATCTTTTTCTGTAAGTATTCTCCATTTCCATTTTCTATCTTTACAATACTTCATAGCTGAGTTCCATTTGGCATCATTGATTATATAAGTTTGTACTTCTTTAAGATATCTCTTAGAAGTTCTTCCTGTCTTAGTAAGTTTCTTCTTTGGATTGGGTGGAGAGCATTGTGCGTGAGGTTTTACTTCTATGAGTTCTTCTACTATCACGCCGTTTGCGTTCTTATATTTTATATAAAAATCTGGAAAGTATCTATGCACACGATTATCTACCGGTGAGACATACGGTATTATGATTTCCTCTGATTGCCATTTTAGTATAGAAGGATTATTATCTAGATATACCATGAATCTTCGCTCTAATAATGAACGATAAATAATATTACTAGGGTTACCTTTATACTTATTTGGATTCTTCGGTCTAAACTTTCCTTTATAAGACATAAATAACTATAAAGTATATATTACAATCGAGTATAACAATTATGGCATTTAAAAAACTAAAAGGCGCTATCAAAGGATTTGTTGGATCTGTCAAGGGAGATTTGAACAGTATTTCATCAAAGGGTGGTAATAAGTTTGATCAAAGAATATCTGGCGCGTTAGGTGACTTATTAACAGGTTTAACAGGTATTAGAACATCTAATATACCTGCAATCAGTTCAGAAGTTCTAGATATGAAGGGCACGAATAGAGAAGCAAGAGCTAAAGTTCTGAATGATCCAACAAGAGGTAGAGCTAAAAACAGTCCTAGTAATAAAATAGGATTAACATTTCCTAAAGATTTCAAAAAAGAAGACGGTTCTGGTCAACACATGACTAATTATATTCATTTTAGATCATTAGAAAGGAATGTAATAGATAAAGGTGGTGAAGATACTTATGATATATTCTTATATGTTCCTGATACATTAAATGATAATATAGCTGTTACATATAAAGAAGCGGAAAAAGGTGTTGTAGAAGGACTAATTGGTGGTTTGATGAATGAAGCATCATTTGGTACTGGTGGTGATGAGATATGGGAGATAATAAAGTCTGGAGCTCCTGGTGGTGATTTATTAAAACAAGCGGCTGGTAAAACTGTCAACCCATTAAAATTTCAATTATTCGAAGGTGTAAGTTTCAGAACTTATTCTTATACATTTAATCTAAGACCTAGGAACGAAATGGATGCCAAATCAATTCGAGAAATAATATATGCGTTTAAGATGTCTGCATTACCTGGTACAACAGGAGCTAATAAAAGAATATACACTTTTCCTAATGAATGGGCTATTAGATTTAGAGGACCATTTAAAGATTATATAGATTACCCATTAGTATCAGTATGTACAGGTGTTGAGGTTAATTATACAGATGGTCAGGGTTTCGCGACAATGATTGATGGTGCACCTGCCTCAGTTGGTTTAACATTAAACTTTACAGAAACATCTACATTATCTAGAGATAAATTTAAAAATAGATCATCAGCATTCATGAATACGAATTCTGATGCTAGAGAACAGTCGCAAGAAAGTGGTAGTGATTTAATTACAACAGACGATCAAGTTGCTGCTAAACAAGCATATAGAGATGCTAAAGCGGCAGAGGCAGAATAATGGCTAAGGGATTTTTTAAAAATATACCAAACATTCAATATGATTTCAAGAGTGATGGTAAGTTATTTCAAGCTAAAGACTTATTTCGTAAAGTATCAACATGGAGTTATCTTCAAGAAGGTATATCTGGATATAATTATTATAGAATAACTGAAGGTGAAAGACCTGATGTAGTAGCGTCAAAACTATATGGAGACGCGACACTATATTGGACTTTCTTTTTAGTAAATGAGAATTTACAAGATTTTAACGATTGGCCTAAATCAGGACCTGTATTACATAAGTATATAGCTAGAAAATATTCAGGTACTTGTTTGATAGGTAATTCAACTACAGACATAGTATCTTATAATCACGATACAGAAATTTCAAGTAAGTTTGAACTTGGTGAAAAAGTATCTCAAACCTCATCTGGAGCCGTTGGTCTAGTTACAAAAGTAGATCCGACACATAAAAGAATAGTATTAAATAGTGTTGTGGGTACATTTACAACAGGTACAGTAATCGGCACAGATTCAGAAAAGAGTTTTACAGTTACTTCTGTAGCAGATGAAAAATCTGTTGTACATCATTACACAGATTCAAACGGAATGAAGACTACAGTTGAAGCTAGTAACACACCTGTTACAAATGAAGAATATGAAAGAGCAGTAAATGAAGATAAGTTTTTAATTCGTATCATAGAACCAAAATATATTGAGAAAGTCGTTAAAGAATTTAATGCATTAGTTAGAGATTAATCATGGCAGTAGGAATAGATAACTCTAAACCGGATAGTTATGAGTTAGAAATATTAACAATAGTAAATAATGAGGGTGAAGGATTCGATATCCGTGATCTCATGATTGAGTGTGTTCTTAATGAATCCATCTCTACAAACTTCTTAATGGGTCATTTAGTTATAGCCGATTCTATTAGTTTATTAGAGAATGCTAAAATATTCGGTCAAGAATCATTAAGACTTCGTTTCAAACAACCCGCAGGTATTAATGATGAAGTTGAAGAAGAAGATTTAATTGATCAAGTTTTTAGGATATATAAAGTAGCTAATATATCAAGAGCAGACGAAACAACTCAAGTTATTCAATTATTTTTTACTTCAAATGAGTTTATAGAATCTAGACGAGTTAGAGTTAGTCAAGCCTTTAGAGGGTCAATGACAGACATAGCTGCTCTTATTGCAGAAGATCATTTAGATATAAAAAATGAAACACTAGATAAAAAACTAGAACCACATTTTGAAGTTAGAGAAAAATCTCAAGGTGAAAATTATCATGTTATCATTCCTAACTGGACTGTTAATTATGCGATTAATTGGTTATGTTCACAAGCACAAGGTGTTGATGATTCTTCTGGATTACAGGATTCGTTTTATTGGTATCAGACAGCTAATGGTAGTTATAGAATACAATCATTAGCAAGTATGATGGATATCGATTATGCTGGTGGTAGACCATTTACATATTCTCAAGCTGCAGCTTCAGAGAATGTTAGAAATGTACCTGTCGATTCGTCAGAAGAAACTATTGGTATCAGTAGAAGAATATTAGCTTATGATATATCTTCTCATGCTAATATTTTAGAATCTACTGTTAATGGGTTATTCGGTTCTAAACAAACAACTATAGATAACACTTATCAATTTTTTACAGAAAAATCTTATAGTTTCTTAGAAAAGTTTTTTGGTGGTCAATCACAAGCTATAGAACAATATCCTTTTGTCAGAACAGCACCTGAAACTTTATATATTGGAGAAGCTGCTGATGAAGGAGATGTGACTATATCGGGTTCAAAAGAAGGTAAGTCAATTAGTTCATATATGGATGCACATCAATTACTTACAAGTGATTCATCTTTTGTGAATGACGAATCAAATAATATCCATCAAGCAAATCATCAAATACATTTAGGATCAGCTCAATATAGAACAGCGGCGAATGAATTATTAAAGTATCATACAGTCGATCTTGTATTATCAGCTAGAACAGATATATCTGTTGGCCAATTAATTAATTTAGATATACCTGCAGTCAGACCAGGTGAAGAAGAAGTAGATCCAAAGTTTTATAACGGCAAACATTTAATTACTCATTTACAATGGCAACTACAACCTGCTACTTGTACATTGAATGTTAAATGTATAAAAGATTCTGTTATTAATAATATTGAAACTACAGCAATTGAATACGGAGAAAGTATATAATGAAATATCAAGGAAAAGTAGGATTTATTTGGTTTACAGGAGTTGTAGAAGATAGAAATGATCCTTTATTTCAAAACAGAGTTCGTGTTAGAATTCATGGAGCTCATACTTGGGACAAACAAAAGATAGCAACACCTGATTTGCCATGGTGTCAAGTTTTAATGCCAGTAACAGCATCTTCTGTATCAGGTATAGGAACATCTCATCATGGATTAGTTGAAGGCTCATCTGTTATGGGATTCTATAGAGATAGTGAAGAAATGCAGGATCCTGTTATCATGGGTTCATTTACAGGTGTTATGACTGATACTTATAGAGTAGATGAAAGAATTGATGATGAGGGTAATAGATCATTTACAGAAGTAAAAAGAACAACAGAAGAAGGTTTCAATGATCCTCGATTAGATTCTAAAGGTTCATACGCAGGTACACCAGATGGTCCTAATCCAAAACATATTAATAGAGGTTATGGACTTACTTTAGGGTTAGATAAATCTCCTAGAAAATCAGGAGAGTCTAAAGGTGTAGTATATCCGAAAGAAGAATATTTAAAATCGCCTAGTGTTAATCATTTGGCAAAGGGTATCATGTCTTCTCCAATGAAAGAAGATATAGATAGTGCGTATCCAAATATTGATCCTTATCCTGGTGAAGCCCCTAGAGCGGATTCTTTTAGTCCTGTGTATCCTTTCAATCATGTACACGAAACAGAAGCAGGACATCTTTTAGAATTAGATGATACTCCTAAATTTGAAAGAATACATATCATGCATAATACAGGTACTAGAGTTGAAATGAATAAAGACGGTGATTATAATAATGTAGTCAGAGGTGATAAGTATACTGTGGTTCTTGGTGATGATACAATTACTGTTTCGGGAGATGTAAAAATTACAGTTGATGGAGATTGTACTATTACATCAAAAGGTAATTCAACTATTAATGCCACAAAGGCTGTTAAAGTAATAGCACAAGCAGAGGCAACTATAACCGCAATAAAAGATGTAGTAGTAAAAGCTGTTAAAAAGGTTAAGATACAATAATGAATCCTGTAGTTGATGTAGTCGAAGTGCCACCTATGGAGTGTCAAGCAACGATGCTACCAACTCCAGCAAACATGAAAAACATGGTCAAACAGATAGCGGCCATGCCAGCTAAACTAGGTGCTGTTCTTGAAGTTCAAGCTGCCAATATGGCACAGAATGAAATAGACGGATTAAATAGTGAAATTGAAAAATTACAAGAAGTTGTAGAAACAATTTTAGAAGTAATAGACGCTCCTAATTTTGAAAGTATTGACTGGCCAGATTTAAGAGCTGAAATAGGTGTAGATAAATTATTCCAGAAATATCCTATCTTTCTTCAAGTTAAGATAATAGAGATCATAACTACTGTTTTACCAATAGATATTGAAGTACCTGTTCCACCTCTAGGAATTAAAATTGATATAGTTAAGTTTGTTACTGATTCAGATTATAAATCTAAATTAGTAGCCGAATTGACTGGTAACGGTGAAGCTATCAAAGCACAGATCGCAGCTTTAGATCCTGAGGCAATGGGTGCTGAAGCATATATGGCTAAAGTTAATGAATTAAAAGGTAGTATTATTGATCCCCTATATGCGTTACTTCCTCCAGAGTGGAAATCATTTGGTGGTGAAGAAGGATTTGAAATTTCAGAATTAAAAGGTGAGGCGGTTATAGCATATATCGAATCTAAACTTAGTGGACTTGGAGTAGGATTATTATTTGACGCGTTTGCTGGGTTGATAAGTATGTTTGATGTAATATGGGATGCATTAGGATTACCTGATTTACCAATTCCACTAAGTTTAGATGTAGGGGCAATGATATCAGCTGTCGTAGATGCCGAGAAAGCAAAGTTTGCAGCTGAGATAGCAGCATTAGATGCGGGTGAATTAACTGGAGAAGCATTAATGGACGCTAAGACAGCAGCATTTGATAAAATGGGTGCCGCGATGGTTGAAGGACTAGAAGGATTATCAATAGCAGGCTTTGATGTAATGAGTTTAATTGGAGGTCCTATTGATGATCCAGTTGAATGTTTGGCATTAAAAAAGAAAAGAATATGTGAAGAAATAGGAAGGTTTAAAGATAATTGGCAATTCT